CTAGTTCAAAATCGGGTGAACAACGCCAGATGCGCCATCAAACGGCTCAGTGCGCTCTTCGTACTGCAGGCCAAGCAGCGTCAGACCCTTTTCATAGGTGTCTTTCCACTCTTGCCGGCTCGAATCGTCGTCTTCAATGAACGAAACAAGCTCGGTTGAGATCAAACCGAGGTCTTTTTCGTCGATATACTCGGCCAAATTGGCGCCGAACGGGGCGTCTTTGGGGTTCATCTCCCCCGAATCAGGGCCGAAAGTGATGGTGACCCCACCATCCTCGTCGTCTTGGATCTCAAAATCGTCTTCTTCGTCATCGTACTCCGGACCATCGTCCTCTTCCGACTCGATATCGAGATCTTGATCTTCCGGTCCGGGCAAACGACCCATGTTGTCTGGGTACATCGCCTTATCGACGTTGTTAAAGGGGTCCGTTGCCATCAGTAATACACCCTGCGACCGACATGCTCGGTCCGTTCTATCACATAATCTTCAGGATGGGTAATGAACCCGCCCTGGCGGAAGCGCATCAAGGCCTGAGAGGCCGCGTCGCAATGGTCATCGTGCGCCCCAAACGGAAACGCCGCGATTTCCTCAATCACCTCTTCTGCCCAAGAGGTATCGGGGTACCACACAAGCCCCGCTTCGAAGAGCGGCGCGACTGAGTTGAGGCGGCTGAACTTGTCATTACCACGCGACGGCGTGTAGTTCACGACCGGAATGCCCATATTGCGCAGTTCCTGCGTCAACGGCAAGCCCGCGGCCTTACTTTCGATCAAGACCGTTTCCGGGTCCCAATATTGGTACTCTGAATAGGCCACGCGCTTGAGGTCAGGGAACTCCCACCGACCCTTCTTGGCGTCGAGCAGGATGATATTCGCCGGCCCATCCTCCCGTGGATAGAACACGCCCCACGTTTGGATGGCTGAGAAGTCCGCCGTTCGTGTCTTGAGGAACGCCGTATCGTAGGATTGCATGACATAGTGCAGCCGAGGCACCTCTCCCTGCTCCCACTTCTGCCACCACTCCCGCTTGATAATCGACGCCGCATCCGACGTCGGTTGCTGCATGTACTGCGCTTGCCACTTCGACAGCGAGATCGAAGCCTTGATCTTCTCCAGCTCGTCAAGCTTCCAGTATTCCGGCCAGAGCGGATCGCCGCTTTCAAGAATAGCCGGAAACTCGACCACCTCCCACTGGTCCGCCTTCGGATCCATGGCCTGCTGCTTCAACAAGCGCGCTGTGATGTCGAGTTCGCCCCATCGCGTCATCACGACGATGATCGCGCCACCCGGCTGCAAGCGCTGACGCGGACCGGCCTGATACCAGTCCCACGCGTTCTCTAGCGCCGTGGGCGATTGAGCGTCCTGTTCTGAGTGTGGATCATCGACAATGAACAAATCGGCGCCGCGGCCGGCGATGTTACCACCGACACCGGCTGCGTAGTATTCCCCGCCGTCGTCCGTCTCCCAGCGATACGCCGCCTTCGAGTCCGACCGCAGCTTGGCCTCCGGGAAGACCATCTTGTACTCATCCGTCTCCATCAGGTTCTTCACCTTGCGGCCGAACCGGATAGACAGATCCGCGGTATGCGTTGCCTGCATGATCTTCTTGTCAGGCATGCGTCCAATGAACCACGCCGGAAACAGATACGAAGCAAACTCTGACTTCGTATGGCGCGGCGGCATATTGATGATCAGCCTTTTAAGCTCTCCACGAGCAACCGCTTCAAGTTTTTCTGCCACAATCTTATGATGCCGACCGGCGATGAAGTTCGGCCAGATAAAGCGCACAAAATCCAGAAAGTTATCGTGGGCCTTGGTGACTGTTTCGAGGCGATTGGCTCGTTCGAGGAGCTTGGCGTATTTACGGAGTGCATCTTCAGGAACCGTTGTCGGTAATGCCATGCCTTAACCTCTGCGGCCCATGGGTCGTAGCATGCTGAAATCGGCCTCTCTGGGCTTGGTCGATTCATAATAGTCCGTGATCGCAGAGATCATGCGCTGACGTTGCGAGCGACTTGGTCCTTGGTCCATGGACGCCTTCTCACGCATCAGTGCCAACTCCTCTGCATTGAGCGCGGCAATCCCTTCAGCGTCCTCGGCCATTGGCATCCCGAGAGCGTTGGCAAATCTGCCAACATACTGCGGCACCGAAGTACCCGTCACGTCCGACGCTTCACCGGCCTGGGCCATGGGCCGACCAGAGAACCACATGCTCGCCGCATCATAGGGGTTTCCGGTCTGTTCAAGGTATTGTCCGAACTTTGCCCGAGCGACGGCGTCCTGCGCCTGTTTGTTTTCAAGAAACTGCTGGGGCGTCATCGACTGGCCGAGGACCTCTTTCGTCCAAACAGGGATGTTGAAGTCCATGACCTGATAGCGGCCGTAAGCCTGATTACCGCTCTCGGTCCGTGGTCCAAGGGCCGAGTAGTTATTGCCGCTTTCAATGCTACCAAGAGCATTCAGATAACGCGTTAACTCAGCCAAAGGACGTATCTCCCAAAACACAAAAAGATCTGCTATACCGCTGCGGCATTATAGCAGGAGTTCTGGCGTTGGCGGACGGGCCTCAACCAGACAAGTACGACATTGCCAGATTCTTTTCCAAGGTCAACGTGCGACCGTCAATGGAAGATTGCTGGCTATGGGGCGGCACGATCAGTGGCAGCATGGGCTACGGATCATTCTCCGTTGCCAGTTCCAGGTTCTTCGCTCATCGCTTTTCTTACGAGTACTTCCACGGCCGGATCCCGGAAGGGATGGTAGTTCGTCACCGCTGCGATAACCCGCTCTGCGTGAACCCTTGGCATTTGGAGACGGGCACCCATAAGGACAACGCTCTGGATCGGGTCATCCGGAACAGAAGTACACGTGGGTCTACAAACGGTAGCGCAAAGCTGACGGAACAGCAGGTGCTCGACATATTCCATGACGAACGCCTTCCAACGCGGATCGCTGAAGATTACGGGGTCGATCACACTACCGTCCGCAATATCAAGAATGGGAAAAATTGGGCCCACCTCACCGGAGTGAAGCGGGCCCATAAGAAATGACGCGGCCACGATGCGTGGGGGAGGAGCCTCGTCATCTTCCGCCCGGAGGGAGAGTCGGGGCGGGAAACAAAACTGGCCGGAGGTTTGTGCCCGATGGGACGCTATGCCCACCACACGGATGGCGCCAATGGCCCACCCCCTCCGATAGTGCTAACCGGGATGATCCGTCCGGTCAGCAGGGGGAATGTGCCATGGACCGTGGGCGGTGGTCAACTGAGACTGCAGAAGACGCGGATGATCGCGACTGTCAGGCATGCGGCGGCGCCTGCGCAAAACAAGAAAACTGCGAGGGCGAACAGAAGTTCCATCTTACTTGATAGGTCCGCCCACTAACCACGCGTCACACGTGCGGTCGCCGGCACACTTGAAATGGAACAGTTGGCAGTAGCCGAGGTTCGCGGCTTCCGTCACCGCTTGGGCGGCTTTGCCTTCTTCTTTCCGGGTTGCTGCGGGCTCGTCTTCGTCTTGCATGCCTTTGGCGATGCAGGCGAGCATGTTCTTGGTTTGGATGAAGGCAGCGCAGTTACCACACCGAGCCGTTTTGGCTTCGGCAGGAGTGACGCCCCAGAGCTTCGCGAGCCGGTTCCAGAATTTGCTATTTGCTTCGTTTGGGTTGAGCGGGCCATAGCCATAGTCAGATATCGCATGGTTGCGGTTAGCTAGGTTGATGTGGATGTCTAGCGTAGCCGGGGGACAGGACTTGGTGTCTTTGAAAGCCTGCTTGATAGCAGTGCCGAGGACGGGGCTTTTGGCCATGGTCAATGGTCCGTGTGTGGTGGTGCTGGCGCAATCTAACAGAGAAGTGTTTCACGTGAAACATGGGCAGGGGTGCCCGGTACCTTGAGGGCGTTTGTAGAAACGTGGCTACAAAATGTAGATACGGGGGTGCCCGGTACCTTGCTATCATTTTGATAGGACGGGGGTGCCCGGTACCTTGACCATGTTACATTGTAAACCATAATTCTGCGAATTGCTCACGTTCCGGAAAAAATCGGATTTTTAGGCGCAATCGCGCGACCGGCGGCTCATTAGGGGGGATTCGTTTTCTCCAGGCCTTTCCTGGTTCAACCTGGATCCGGGGCAAGGGACCCGCGGCGCATGGCCCGAGGACAAGGGAAGGCTAAGCGCAAACGAGAGAACACGCGCGCGCGTATTATAAAGCAAAGGCCGGCCGTTATGCATTGGACGCATGGCAGGGTTGCGTTTTATTTGTTGACAATGTAAAAGGCTAAAGCTACATTGCAGGGGTTGGCGCAATGAAGCGCCGCTAGTCCAGAGAAAGGGACGCACAATGAACCTCGCAGAACTCAAAGCCACAGTAGATGAACTCGGCGCGCTCAAGGCCGCAATTGCTGAATTGACGGAAAAGGAGCGCGACCTGAAAACCCTGATCGCCGCGTCCGGTTATGCGGAACTTGACGGGGATCTTTTCCGCGCGACCGTTTCCCTGTCGGAACGGACCACGCTCGAAACGGAAAAGGTCAAGGCGCTTCTGTCGGCCGCACAGATTGCCGCGTGCAGCAAAACAACTGAGATCACCACAGTGCGCGTTGCAGCACGCAAGCGCGCCGCTAAGTGAAGGAGCAAGGACCTATGATCACAGAACAGCGCCCCCTGCACGTTATCGCGCGCGAGATCAGCACGGATTGGAAAAAACCCTACTTCGGAGCCGTGCCATATTTGGACGCAATGCGGCAACTCAACTCAATTCACGGGGCCTTTTATGAGGACAGCGCAAAGTCTGTCGTCGCATACTTCCTCGCAAACGCGAACACGTGGAGAGGCGAAACGGCGCGCCGCGTGAAGGCTGAATTGAAGGCCCTGCTAAAGGCCTGACCTGTTGACAATTCATCCGGCCGGGGCCATTGTGCCCCGGCTTATTTGTTTCGAGAGAAAGGAAACAAGGCAGATGATCACCACAGCAAACGACATGTTGAAGGCCTTGCGAGGCTCGGATCCGACCTATCGCGGCGTTATCTTATATCAGGGGCGCTCTGTTCTGGACGGCAAGCCTATTGTGGCAATTGCGAACAGGATCGAAACGGCAAGCGGAAACGTCAAGACCGGCGCAATGGTCCAGACGTTCATCATCCGGGCTGACCTGTCGCCATTGGCAGCAATAGACTCTGGCGCTGACAAGTCTATCTGCGGCGCTTGCATTCATCGCGGCGACAAGGCGAAAGGCAAAGCGCGCACCTGCTACGTGAATGTGGGGCGCTCTGTTGAATCGGTGTTCGGTGCTTTCACGCGTGGCCGATACGCTCGGCCGGGAATCGATTTCGACCCGGCGATTCTGTCCGACCTGTTCGCCGGATCCGCCTTTCGTATGGGGACATATGGCGACCCTGCAGCCGTGCCTTTCGGCGTTTGGGAAGCCGCCACGGCTAAGGTTGCGGCGTTGACAGGATATACGCACCAGTGGAAGCGGAAAGCTTTCGAGGCCTTCAAAGGCCTTTGCATGGCATCGGCCGACTCTGAGCGAGACCACGCCTTAGCTAAGGCTATGGGGTGGCGAACCTTTCGAGTCCGGCCGGCCGGCGCGCCTATCCTGCCTCGTGAAGTAACCTGTCCGGCTTCCAAGGAAGCGGGAGCGAAAACTATATGCGCCGACTGCCGCGCATGCGGCGGGCTGTCGTCAAAGGCTAAAGCGGACATTGTGATCGCGGCGCATGGCCCGACAGGGGGGCACTTCCAATGAACGAGGCTAACAGAAAACCCGTCTCGCTCTATTCCGTGTTGAAGTCTCGGCCGTTTGGCCGGGGCTTCGCCGCCTATCGCAACGGCGAACCTTTCGACCCGGACGCCTTCCATCGGGTCAACGATCAGTGGGCCTATGAACGCGGACGCATGTTCGCGGCATGGTATGCCGGCGCCTTGCGAATCAATCGGCATATATGCCCCAGCGCTTGGAATGCGGCGCGCGAGGCCTTGCACCGCGGCGCCCTGATCTGATACCGTCTGATCTGTCGAAACAATAGGACGAAGCACCGCCAGGCGCATACCAGGCAGCTCTGTCCGACCCGTTTTGGCTTTGTTCGAAACTTAAACCCCGCTTCGGCGGGGTTTTCTTTTGCCCTGGGCCATGCTTGGCCGGCGCCGGCTGGCGGATCTATCGGCCGAGCGGATCTATCGATTCTGTCGAATCCGTCGAACCTTTCGGATCTATCGCCCGCCCCGCTAGAATCCGTCGAGCCGCTAGATCAAGGAACGTGGACCATGGACCTTTGAACGGGAGCACGAGGTCCGGTTCTATCGAACCTGTCGAATCAGTCGAGAGACCACCGACCTTGGACCCCGAATAAATTTTAAGAACCTCTGCCTCTGGATGGCTGACCAAGTTCCATATCGCATCCGAAACAATCGATCTCTTTGTTTGATAAGCGATTTGTGCGGGTCGCCATAGGCCTTCAGTCTTAAAAGACTTTAGTTTGCAAACCTTCAACTCGCACCAGATTTCTATGCCCATTTCCCGGCCATTAGCGGGCCACAGGAAGGCTCCGTTCACGTCAGGCAACCCCGCCCCTGCCCAGTTTTCTACCCGCTGCCAGTCCACCTCTGGCAGCTTGCGCTTGAGGTATTTGTATACCGCT